GAGAAAAGTATAAAGCTGAATTATGAACTACAACATCGTCTATTTCATATGTCGCATTTGTATTCCAATGATGAATAAAGCTTACTTGCTCCCACCAAGGAGAAGTATCAGAAGGTACATTAGCAACATTAGCGGCAGCAAGAGATACGAAATAATTCCCAACATAAGTAACAATATTCCCCACATCATATGTAGTTGTACCATCCCATTCTTCAAAATTCTCACCAGAACCGAGGGGCGAACGATCAGCTAATACAGGATCAAATTCTTGGACTAATTCACCAGGAAGACCAGTAACTGGGTTTTTCTCATAAAGTTTTACTTTATAAACACCAGTACCAAAAGCATTAGGGCATCTTCCTTCAGCATCTAATTGCAGTGGATTTTCGTTAGCAATTGTTTGAGATGAATCTGCATAAGTTGGTTTTTGAGTACTGGTAGTACTTGAAGCTAAAAACTCCAGATACCCATTTTCCAAAGGATCACCGGCACCATCAAAAAATTGAGCAAAAGCGGCAATAACTCTACTCATCGGTTTGCTCCTGTAATTGTTTTTGTAAAGCCATAGTCATATCAACATATTTTCGTACAGCGGCTTCTAACTCTTTATCACGGTTAGGAATTTTATGATGTTTCTTTAAATGCTGTATTCTCAATAAAAGATCACGTGTAGGTTTTGATTCTATAAGTCTTGATAGTAATCCTAAACTGGACATCGCACCAACAGCACCAGCGGCACCAACAGTACCACCACCGAATATAGAAGTTAAAGAAGAAACCCCAAACATGGGCATTAAAATACTTATCGGTTTATACTTAGCAGCTTCACCAGAGCGTTCAACGTCTTTTATAAGCTCTGCCATAGCATTGAGTACTTTTCTATTTTTAGTATCAAAATAAATGCCAGTTGCTCTACCACGTTTTGATACTTCTCTTACAAATTTTTCAGGAGTAATATTATCGATACCACCTGATTTTTCAACTATGTCCTGTATCATGGCAGCACGAATATATTTCTTTCCTTGTGGTGAAGCACTTTTATAAAGTTGTTTAGCAACACTGGCATCTTGTGTGTGGATCATTGTTTTTACAACTTCAGGTTGAACTTTTGCTTGTTTTAAAACTTTCTTAAAAGCAAGCATCTTTTCACTCTCAAACATATTTCGTAGTTTTTTATTTACTGCTTGCCACTTTTTATAATCCCCTGGTTTTCCTTCTTTTTTAATGAAATTACCTAAGTCTTCTTTAAAAGCGGCATAAATTTTATCGTTAACCCGATTTACACGTTTGCGGGATTTATCATATGCTTCATCTGCTAAGTCTTCACCGAATAAAGCCCTTGCTTCATCTAAAGATTTAACATTAGCTTGTTTGTATTTACCTTTACCCGCAGGTTGTACAGCGGAAGTAATTTGATCTTTTAACTTAGTTAAATCATTTACTAATCTATTCATACCACGAAATTCGGCTTTTTGAATTTCGTCATCAATGACAGTAGTTAATTTAGGTACCGGTACAGAACCTTTTCTTGCTAAAGGATTAAATACTTCATCCTTCATTTTAGAATATCTTTGAAAATATTCTTTTCGTTTTTTTGTTACATCTTCAACTACCATTGATTTAACATCTTGTGGAACATCTGCGCCAACTTCATTGATATAATTTTTAACCATTTCCTTTTGTTGCTCAACCTGCTTAACACGCATACCAGTAGTACCATGTGGTGTACGTTCAGAAGCAAATTGAACAGCACGACCTACAGCGGATTTAGGCTTAATTATATCTGAGGTCATAACATCAACACCAAGTTCTTCACCACGTTTTACCGCTTCAGGTGTTTTATATTTAGGTGTTGCTGCTTTACCCATACCCGTAGCTTTAGCGCCAGCAAGACCACCTACAAGTTGACCAGCAATTTGACCGACTACACCAGTATCAGGTAATGCTTCTTCAACAGCTTTACCACCTGTATACGCAGCAGAACCAGTAACAATTTGTTTTACAGGTTCATCCGCAAGAGATTCAGCAACTTTTGTTGCGGGTTTTGCGGGATCAAATGCTTTAAATCCTTTAGGCATAGCTTTTGCGGCTGTTTTAACTCCTTTAGTTATTGCCCCCGCAGCACCAGCACCAGCGGCAGTTTCAACAGCAAGTTCACCAAGATTACCTATGAACTCTTCTGTTTTTCCCTCATAGTCTGGTACGCCCATATCACTAAGAAGCTTTTTTGTAGCTTGTCTTAAAGGCTGTACATCGGTTCCTAATGCCATGTTCGTAAGGGTAGCTAAAGGATCGTGAACCACACCTAACAGGCTTGCTAAACCTTGGGCAATCGTTCTACCGGAAATACCAATAGAACGAGCAGCAGTATCAAAGGCAGTAGAAGGAGTAGTTTCTTCTTTATCATCCTCCCACTGAACTTTGTTTGGGTCTATTTGTTCTATTTTATCCCATTTAATTTTACTTGGATCGATATTAATCGGCATAATCAATTGTCCCATCTGAGTATTGAATAACCGGCTTACCGTTATATGTACCTCTTTTTACCACTTTTCTTTCATTTTGTGCGGCTTCTGGTGTATAAATACCTTCTGTTAATTCATCTCTTTTTTCTTCCCAGTATTCTTGAAACCCACGTGTACCTCTACGTGGACTCTCAGAAAGATATTTTGCTTTCTCAACATAATAAACATTATTGAGTTCAGCCAGTTTAGAAACACCACGTAACCATTTCGCCATGTGTTTAGGAGAAGCGTCTTTTGTGGGTACCCCTTCCATCGCAATAGCAACATCAGCATCAGAAGCAGCACCAGGAGGTAAGTTAGCCATTGCTTGTTTACCACGTAACATTCTGGCTTTTGTGTAAAGTAAACTAATATCATCTTCTTTACCCAAACGTTCTTTAAGCCATTCCGACGCGGATCTTTTCATACCACCGTATTGCTCATCTTCAGCAATATTTTCAAATTCTCTTGCCAATGAAGAGGTTTGATTAACCATAACTTCATTTTCTCTTGCAGCGGTATCAGTAGCGTCAAATACTTTTTGAATATACGCGGGGGTATCACCACGTTTTTCGTCGAATTGTGCTACTTTTTCATCAAGCTCAAGTTTTCTTAATCGGGTATTTTCTATCGCTGCTTCAGCTTGCATTTCTTTAGCTTTTGTTTCACGTTCAATAATATCAGGAGATTTACCAGAAGTACCAGTACCTTCACCCTGCAATTCTCCTAAATGACCTTGCCGTTTTTGCCATTCTACAACAGCACCAAGATCTTTGGTAACAGCTTCACCACCAATATCGGGAGAATTTGCAAGTTTATTAAGCTCGATAGCTACGGGGTGATTTTCAGGCAAACCGGTTTGCTCTTGAGCAATTTTAAGGTAATCCCTTCTATCTTCAGGTGTATCAGCAGTAAAGGCCATCAATATAGGTAAAGAAGCTTTTTTAAGAGACTCTTCTAATGCTGCATCCTGCATTTCAGCTTCTGTTTTTTGTGTATCAAGAGCAGCTTTTTCTCCCATTCGTTTTTCTTGCTGCAAAGCAGTATCAGCAATTTGTTGTTTCCTTGCTTGCTCCTGTGCATCCGTTTGTTCTTTTCTTCTCATAGCAATGGCACTAAGAACGTTTTGGGAAAGCCCTTGTGTGGGTCTGCCTAAACCTCTTGCCCATGCGGTAGGATCAGCTATAGCCATAATTTTTCTCCTTAAAAAGAGGGAGTATAACCAATATTAGCTTGTGGTTTTGTAACACTGGGTTTAGTAACTGGAGTCATATTTGATAACCCGTAGGTTGCTATTCCTGCTAAATCAGTCAATGTTCCCATTCTTTGCTGTGAAGCACCAGCTAAACCGGAAGAAATAGCGGAGCCTGTACCGGTAGTCAAATCACTTAAACGTGTTCCTAAATCACTTGTCATACCAGCGGTAGTTTGAGCTTGTGCTGTTCTACCTTGCAATTGGGCTTGTGCTGCCAATTCACCCAAAGCAGAAATATTAGCAGTAGTACCAGTTTTTACACCAAGTTTATCTGAACCTCTCTGTTGTAATAGCCCAATCTGTTGCAAACCTAACATTTGTTGAACATCCGCTTGTGCCATACCAGTTTGTTGAGCCAACTGTGCAAGTTGAGAAGAAGACATAGTTTCAAGTTCTGCTTCACTAATACCTAATTGAGCAGCAAAGTTTGCTTTTGCTTGCGCAGCCTGTTGCATAACATCTGCTTCTTTACCGGCAAAACCCTGTAGTAATTGCCCACGTTCACCGACTAAATTAGCACTTCTTCCAGCAATAGTACCTAAATTACTTAAATGCTGTTGCTGTTGTGTGGCGGCAATACCCATTGCTTGTTCTTGAAGAGCTTTTAACACATTAGCTCCACCCAATCCACCTGTAGCGGAAGAACTTCTTAATAGTGCTTTTTCTTGCTGTTCTCGTAAGTACTGTTGACCAGGACTTTCAATAAAAGCATCCAATGCTTTTTGCTGTTCTTCTGGACCCAAAGCACCAGAAAGAGCGGCTTCTTGGTATGCGGCTTGTTCACCATATTTCATATATGGATCATAACCTTTCATTGCATGTTGTCTACCAGAAGCAATAGCAGCTAATGACCCTTGTTCACCCTGAGTAATATCACCCCGCGCAGTACCAAATCCACCTTGTAGCGCTTGACTCCCAATATCTCTACCGGCTTCTATTTGCGCACCAGCACCATAAAAACCAGAAGTTAATTCAGGTCTTACGGTAGCGGCACCCTGCATACCAGGAACTTGAGGTGCAGGAACATATTGCCCCGTAACAGGATCTTGAGTCATGGCAATATCCCCCATGCCCGTTGTTTCAGGCATAAATCCGGCGGTTGGGCCAACCGGTTGGGTTTGGGGCATACCTTGGGGCGTGGTGGCAGGGGTAGTGGCGGGTTGGGCTTGTCCGTAAGGCGTACCGGTTTGAACACCAGGACGTTCACCCATTATTGCGGCATTAGTCAATTGACCAGTTTGACGCAATGTTGCGGAAGATCTATCAAAAGTGTCACGTATTTGAGTAAGCGCTTCTTGTTTGCCGAGAACGTTAGTACGTTTAATTTCAGCAATACGCTTATCAAATGCTTCTAAGGCAGGGTTTGTTCTATTAAGATATTCCTGTTTTGCTCTGGAATAGTATTTTTCAGAAACACGTTGTGCTTCAATAAAATACTTTGCTTGTTCTTCACCAGCTTTTTTAACATCGTCGGCACCAGTAATAAAATTCATGCCTTTTTTTATACTATCGAATAAGCCCATACCGATTCTCCTAACCTATAGCAATCCACCCTAAAGTTTTGTCACCACCTACATCGGCTAATTGCTTGATATATTTAACAGCACCAGGAGCGCCAAGTTCATCTAAATACTCAACGCCTTGTTCAGCCTGTACTACTCCCAATGGAGAACCTTGACCAATGAGTAATCCCCGTTGCTGTACTTGTAGAAGAAATACCCTAAATTGATCGTTGGGTAAACCCGTGACACGATCAATTAAGGGTATAGAAGCATTTAATTGGAGTATTTGTTTTCTCATTAGCCTATGCGTTCAATGCGGGATGACCGAAAAATCGGAAAAGAAATTGACCAGCATCATATACACCGGTTGCCGCTCCAGTATCACCTTCACCAAGATACAGATAATCATTAGCTGTCAGTTTAGGTGTAAGGGTTACTGCTTGTTCTCCCGCAGCCCAATCTCTTGCAGCGGCGATAACCGTATCATCGGCGGCACTGTCATAAGCAAGGTCGGCCTCATCGTCTGCCATCAAATCGATATCCGGTTCATACGTAGCCGTTCCTTCACCTGGAGCTTCTAAACAGGTCATTTCGATTTTGTATACGATACCGTAATCAGCCACAACATACCTGCCGATATACGCAGCACCACCCGCAGCAAGACCGATTACATCACCTTGAGCATCACCCTTACAAGCAAGACCAGTGATATCTACCCAAATTTCAGTAATAATATCTCCGTTTTCGATCCATCGAAAGGTCTTTGGAGCAAAAGCAGTACCGATAGCACCCGCACCGTGTTCAGCATCCAAGGTAAGGCCACGATCAGCGACTATGATACGATCTTTGTAAAACACACCCGCTTGCACCCATTCAGCCCAGTAGTCAGCAATAAGAGCATCACTTATATTAAGTAATGCGGCAGCTTGTGCAGCAGAATAACCAGCCATGTACAAATCTCTTGAAAACAATTTTTTCTGAGCAGTGCTTAATGACATTTTTACTTCTCCTTTAGATTAAATGGATTAAATTATATCGGCGTCTAAACGAATTACAACCGCTTTAACAGGATCTGAAAATCTAAACTGCATTATACAAAATCTTGGAAATCTACCATTTTTGTACCATATTGTTCTCTTCCCATATTCACCGATCTTACCTATAGGTCTATTACGTTCATATCCAAAGGTCTTAGCATCTTTAGAAAAAGCTAAAGATACTTGTGGATCAGTAACGCCATTTCCAACACCCGCTTCCATTGTCAGTTCTACTTTTGGAATACGAAAAGAACTACCGTTATTAAAAATTGGTGGAGTAGTAACTATACGAACTATATCAGTAGAATATTCTTGATAAGTGTCATCCACTAACTTGCCTATTCTCCCATCTGTATAGTCACCAACTAAAGTATAGCCATATGCAGTAACAAGAGAATTTACACGCCAACGGGTTTGATCCAAATCCCCAAACTCATTAAGTATACCAGACTTTTGTTCATGCCATAAATCAGTAGTAATATTGTAAACAAAAGCCCTATCATTAAAAACAAAAGCTACATAATATTGACCTTTAAAACCCCATGCTAAAGAAAAAGCATCTTCAATAACAGCATCTGAATATTCAGCTAAAACAATATCGATAGCAATGGTAGAAACTTTTCTAAATTGTCCTCCTGAATAAGTCCAAATAGCGGGACTCTCATCTTTACCACCACCGATCATAAAAAATTGTTGATTAGTAGAAACGAGAGAAAAAGGAGCAAAACAACCTTTATCAAGAATTATATTATTTCGCTGAAAAGGAAAACCAGCACCACCTATATTTTGAAAACCTTCTGTGGTTTCACTACCAGTAATAAAAATCTGATTATTATGAACTACTGGTGCTACAGGTAAATCAGGATCAGCTTCAGCCGACCCAAAGTCAAGTGCAGACCAAGCAGTACCATCATTAAGATTTGAAACTATCCACTTTTTTGTATCGGTAGTACAAGCAAAATAACCGTCAATAAACACTACATGTTGTGGATTTCCATTAGCAGTAAAATCACTGTCGGTAATTTGAGTTAAACCACCCGCAACAGTATAAATATAGCCATTGCTACCAGGAACTAATATCATTAACTGGGTACCATTATCAGACATTGAAACCCTTCCAACACCTGAAATAGTACCTAAAGAGGTCACAGAGAAAGTTTCAACCCCGGAAACAAAACCACGATTAAGGCGATAGAGAGTATTACCATTAACAAAATAAGGTATTCCTGCCAAGTCATGAGCACCCCTATTTATATCAGTTGATAAAGAACCAGTAGTAATAATACTTTCAATACCGGCAGTACCAAAAAGCTGTCTTTGTGATAAAGCCGGTCCTTGTGGTATTATAGGGACCCAGTTTATACATTGCTGGTGTGAAACTGGTAAAGAATCAGAAATATAAAAGCCTGTGCCAATCGGTATTTCCATTATCCTGATATCCTTAGCACGATGTTCTCAATAATGACATTTACAGAAGTATCATCATTTTGTACCCAAAGTTCAATATAGTCATCTGTTGCTAAATCTAATGCCCAAAGTAAAGATAAATTGCCAATGTTACCAGCATCAAATTCTCTTGTAATTTTTGACTCTGTAATTTGTACTCCATTATGATATATAAAAAATGAAACGTCATCAACACCGGTAGCAAGGTCAGCAGAAATAGAAGCAGTAATATCTACTTGAGCGCCTTTACCCGTATAAGTCCATCTACCACCGGCAGAGTGGGTAAATCTGTGCATATCTTCAGATACCCAAGTAGCGCCAATAATAACCGGTGTAGCAGCAGAGGCAATGGTTATTGTAGCTCCACTATGAGTTGCCAAAGCAAGGTTAGTACTATTTACTGCATTAGCATTAAGTACAAATTCCCATAAATCATCATAAGGAGAAATATTCTCAAGAAAAGTACCAGCGCCAAGTTGCTGACAACGGAAAATGGTAGCAAAGCCATCGGTGTTAATATTACCAGAATCAACTAAGCCACTAATACAATAACTTGTCGCACCTTCAAGAACAAAAGCAGTTAAGCCAATATGAAGAAAATCAAAAGTAGCAGACCCTAAGTCAAAAGCCTTTGCCCCCGCAGCAGTAACCGTATTACTTAAGCCAGTAGAAATAAACAGAAAGTTAAAGTCACCACTAAATGCTAAACCTTGTGTTGTAGCAGTAATTTGAAAATCTCTAAAATAACAGATATTTAAACCTGTCATAGTTCCAACAGTAGCACATGTTAAATCTGCATTTGTGAAGTTAAAAGAATCAGATTGATCAGTTGACGAGATATCAAAAGCAGTACCAGAAGCACATGAAATTGTCATACCAGAGATAGAATTATCTCCTGCATCAACTGCCGTAAACATCGTACCCACACCGGTATAAGAAAGAGTAATCAAGCCCTCATCCGGTCCAGTTAAAATAGTATTCTCACTAAGTACAAATCGACTGGTAGTAGTGATATCAGTTTGAACACGATATTCAGTATCAGCGGCAAGAGTAATAACACCTAAAACAGCAGTAGGAAAATCTGCTTCTTGATATACATAAACGGTTTTAGTACTTCCTGGTACAGCGGCAGTTGCAATCTGTATTACTTCACCAGCAGTTGCAATTGTAATACCAGAACCAGCTTGTAGGCTTTTTACTTTTGGTTGAGCAAGAGTTACATCAGTGATAA